AAAAAACAACTCACGCCCATTAACTATATGGCTATATAGGTTTTTAGTTGTTCTTAAATATCTAGGCTTAGAGCCTTGTAAATCTATTTCACTTTTTAAAATACTCATGTTTATATTCTCCTTATAATGTTAAACATAACCTATTATATATAAATATATATTTATATGTCAATAATTAATTTAATAAATATTTATTTCTTTTTTAATACCTTTATAAGCTGTACTTATAATACAAACATTATCATTTTCTTATCTTTTCCTTGATTTTTTCGCGTTGTTTCTTCTTGTCCTCTGAATCCCTTTGTTTATAGGCTTCTGAAACGCTAGGTTCTTCTAACCCAATGGGTACGCAGGTTGCAGCACCCCATTCTTTTTGTAGCGACAGAGCTGTAATATCAACCGTATTTATAATACAAAAGTCTTTTTGTAATTGAGCTTTGAATGAAGTATATTTATACTTATGAGTATTAAGAAACCACTATAAAACTTGGCCACTAGAAAAGAACTAGCAGAGCATCTTGATCTGTCTCCCCAATCTATTAGCGACCTAATTGGAAAGGGTATATTTACTATTAGTTCAGGAAGATCGCCTGTTAATATTGATGTTTGCAGGGTTCAATATATAAACTATCTAAGAAAAGCTGCTAGATATACTAAAAAAGATGGTACAGGTGATATCGCTGAAGAAAAGACCAAACTTACTGCTGCTCAGGCTAGAAAGGCTGAGTTAGAAGTAGAAGAGATGGAAGCAAAACTAATACCAGCAGGTTTGGTAGAAGAGACTTGGGTTGATTATGTTGCTAATGCTAGGGCAAAACTATTAGGATTGCCATCAAGAATTGCACACCAGGTTATAACAGTTGACAAGTATGCTGAAGCTGAATTAATAATAAAAGAACAGGTGCATGAAGCACTAAATGAGTTAGCACAAAATGGAATACCTCAAAAATATAGAAAAGGTGATACAGGAGACAAATCAAGTATGGACTCCACCACCCAATCTAAAGATTAGCGACTGGGCAGATACATATAGAAAACTATCTCCTGAATCTTCAGCCGAGGCTGGGGTTTGGAGAACTGACAGAGCACCATATCAAAGAGAAATTATGGATGCTTTTAATGAACCTGATATACAAAGAATAGTCTTTATGAAGTCTGCACAAGTTGGTGCTACTGAGATACTTCTTAATGTTATTGGTTACTACATAGACCAAGACCCAGCTCCTATGTTAATTATGCAACCTACCCTAGCCATGGCTCAAGCATTTAGTAAAGATAGACTTGCTATGATGATTAGAGACTCGGAAAAGATTAGAGATTGTGTTAAAAACCCAAGAAGCAGAGATTCAGGTAATACAGTTTTATCTAAGAAGTTTGCAGGTGGTAATCTAAACATAGTTGGCTCGAATTCTGCATCAGGTCTTAGCTCAAGAGCAGTGCGTGTCGTTTTGGGGGACGAATGCGACAGGTACGAAGCATCAGCAGGAGCAGAGGGTGACCCAATATCATTAGCAACTAAAAGAACAACTACTTTTTGGAATAGGAAGATATATCTATGCTCAACCCCAACAATAAAAGGATTATCAAGAATAGAAACTGCTTTTGAAGAATCAGACAAACGTTATTACCATGTGCCTTGTCCTGAATGTAATGAAAAACAGGTTTTAAAATGGAAAAATGTTGTTTGGGATGAAAACAAGCCTGAAACAGCATCTTATGCTTGCGATCATTGTGGCTCTATGATTGATGAGTCTAAAAAACAATGGATGCTTAAGCATGGAGAGTGGATAGCCTCTAAACCGAAATCAGATACAGCAGGATTTCACATATCAGAGCTTTATTCAGTTTGGTCAACATGGGCAGATATGGCAAAGAGCTTCTTGGAAGCCAAAAAACAACCTGAAATGTTAAAAACCTGGATAAACACTGCATTAGGAGAGTCTTGGGAAGAGCAAGGAGAAACTATTGAGCATGAAAAATTACTAGAAAGAAGGCTTAATTATCACTCTGAATCCATCCCTGAAGATGTCTTGGTTCTAACTGCTGGTGTTGACACACAAAAGGATAGGTTAGAGCTTCAAATGGTTGGTTGGGGTGCTAATTATGAGGCCTGGGTTATAGAATATAAAATCTTTTGGGGCGACCCAAACGCAGCTAATGTTTGGCAAGAAATTGATAACTATTTAAAAAAGAGGTTTAGAACTGAGTCAGGAAGAATTTTAACTATATCTTGTACTTGTATCGATTCAGGTGGACATCATTCAAATCAAGTGTATCAATTCACAAAACCTAGACAAGGTAGAAGAGTATTTGCTATCAAGGGTTTATCAACAGCAGGTAAGCCAATAGCTAATAGACCTACATTTGTTGGAAAAAACAAAGCTGTTTTATATGGTGTGGGTACAGATAGTGCAAAAGAGGCTATATTTGCAAGATTATCAAGCGAACCTGAAGATACGACCCTTCATTTCTGTTCTGATCTTGATGAAGAGTATTTTAAACAACTTACAGCAGAGAAAAGGGTAACAAAGTTTGTTAGAGGTCGAAAAAGTCTGATTTGGAAACAAATACGACCTAGAAACGAGTCTTTAGATACACTTGTATATAATTTTGCTGCTATATATATATTAAATCCAAATTACGACACCATCCAAGAGAGAATAATGACAAATACAACAAAAACACCAAAAAAAGATCAAAAAACACAAAAAAGAGGCATAAATAGGGGCAATTTTGCTACTTCTTGGAAGTAATTTGACTTTTCTTTCTTAATGTGTTGACTTTTTGATAGAAAACCATAGTGTGATATTAGATATATCTTAAACATTTATGAGGTTTTTTGCTTGAGCAACAAATTTGACAGAGAGAATTATCCTTCTCAAGAGCCTATAGAACTAGTCGTGGGCGATTATTGGGTTTGGAAAAAAGATGATTTAGCTACAGATTATCCAACAGGCTCTTATTCTTTGTCTTATGAATTTCATTGCGACTCAGGTGGTGGCGGAAGCCATCAATTCACTATAAACGCAGTTGAAGCAAATAATACTTATTACATAGAAGTTCCAACAACAACTACAGATGATTATAATCCTCATGATTATATATGGGGTTCTTATATAACAAGAACATCTGACTCTGCAAGAATACAGGTTGGAGAAGGTAACATTACTATATTACCGAATCTAGCAGATACAAACGCTGACTTAAGAAGTCATGCAAAGAAAGTTTTAGATAATATTGAGGCTGTAATAGAAGGAAGGGCAACTATAGACCAATCTTCATTCTCTTTAGGTGGAAGGTCTTTATCTAGGATGTCAATTGATGAATTAATGACATTTAGAGATAGATATCATGCTGAATACCTAAAAGAAGTAAAACAGGCAAGAATAAGAAATAAAAGAGGTACAGGAAACACACCTAAGGTAAGGTTTACTAAATAATGGCATGGTATAACAGAATATTAGGCGTTAATGAGCCTAAAAAGAAAAAAAGACAAGCATATAGAAGAAGCTATAGTGGTGCGAACACTGGTAGGCTTTTTGCTGACTTTGTTACCACATCTACAAGTGCTGATGCTGAAATAAAAGATAACATAAGAATATTAAGAGATAGAGCAAGGGAGTTAGCAAGAAACGATAGCTATATTGCAAGATACCTTAACCTGATGGTATCTAATGTTATCGGTAAGCATGGCATAAGAGTTTCTAGCAAAGGTCGTGATGACAATGGTTCATTAGACATTGCTGGAAACCAGCTCATTGAGGATGCGTGGAAAGAATGGGGTAAGGTTGGTAATTGCACAACTAATGGAAGATTATCATTCCTGGACTGCCAAAAAATATTTATTGAATCTCTTTGTAGAGATGGAGAAGTATTGATTAGAAAAATCAAAAAGAAGGATTCGCCTTTTGGTTTTGAGCTTCAATTTTTAGAATCAGATCATTTAGATGAAAATAAGAATGATATTTATAAAGCTACTGGTAATCGTATTAAGATGGGTGTTGAAGTAGATAAGTATGACAAACCAGTCGCTTATCACTTATTTAAAGACCATCCTTTTGATAGGGTTTATTTAGCTCAAGCACAACACATTAGAGTACCTGCTGATGAGATTATCCATGCTTACCTACCTACTAGAGCAGAACAAACTAGAGGTGTTTCTTTGGTTGCTACAGCAATGGCTAATGTGAAGATGTTAAATGGTTATTTAGAGGCAGAAATAGTTGCAGCTAGAGTTGGTGCATCTAAAATGGGTTTCTTTACTTCACCTGATGGTGATGGTTATGTTGGAGATGGAGAGTATGAAGATACCTTTAATCCAACAATGAACGCACAAGCTGGGGTCTTTGAGCAGCTTCCACAAGGTATGGACTTCAAAGCCTTTGACCCAACACACCCAACATCTGCTTTTGATTCTTTTACAACTAGCGTATTAAGAAGTATCGCATCAGGTTTAAATATTTCTTATCACTCATTAAGTAATGACCTTACATCAGTAAATTACAGCTCAATAAGACAGGGTGCACTTGAAGATAGAAGCATGTATCAGATATATCAGCAATTTGTTATAGATCATTTTGTAGACCCTATATTTAAGTCGTGGCTAGAAATGTCTATATCAAATGGTTATATAAATTTACCTATGTCTAAAGTAGATAAATTTGCAAAATCAGTAAACTACATACCAAGAAGTTTTGCTTGGATTGACCCTTTAAAAGAAATGCAGGCAAATGTTATAGGTTTACAGAATGGCACACTTACTTATGCTGATATCAGTAGTAGCTATGGAAGAGATACAGAAGAATTATTTGAACAACATCAAAAAGAAATAGAATTAGCAAAACAATATGATATTGAACTAGCATATCAACCATTTGGTCAAAAGAACCCTGTAGATGCAAAGATACAAGGCGGAGATGACGAAGATGAGTAAACCTACTCAAAGCATGAAGTCAGAAGCTAGAAAAGGCTTAGATTGGCGTAAGGAGCATGGTAGAGGCGGTACTAGAATTGGTGCTGAAAGGGCAAATCAAATCTTAAATGGTGAAAACTTATCTGATGAAACTATCAAAAGGATGTATAGTTTTTTTAGTAGGCATGAGGTAGATAAGAAAGCTCAAGGCTTTAGACCAGGAGAAGATGGATATCCATCTAACGGAAGAATAGCATGGGCATTATGGGGTGGAGATGCTGGATTTAGCTGGTCAAGAAAGTTAGTTAATCAAATGAAAAAAGAAGATGAAAGACAAACAAGTTTTGATTCAATTAATGAATCAGAAAAACATCCTTTATTAACAAATGAAGAGGAGAAATCTATGAATAAAGAAGATAGACATATCCTTAATGTGAGTGAAACTGATGATAAAGTTATCGTTGAATTTGCGAAGCATGAGGATGTAGAACATGAAGGTGAAGAATTAGAAATGACTGACGAAGTTTCTATGACTGAATCAAGTGAAGAAGAAAGGAAAGTAATTGACATGCCTATGAAATATAGGACTATTGATTTATCTAAACACTCTTATCTTGATGAAGACAAAAGAATGGTTCGTGTGGGAGTTTCTAGTGAAGAGCCTGTAGAAAGAAGTTTTGGCATGGAAGTGCTAGGACATTCGGCTGGAGATATAAACATGGAGTTTATAAATTCAGGACGTGCCCCACTTTTGTTAGACCATAATATGGAAAAACAAATTGGTGTAATTGAAGAATTCAAATTAGATGAGACAGCAAAAAGGACAACTGCTGTAG